AACAGCGCGACCTGATGGCGACGAAGAAAGCCGCCGCAAAAGCCGACGGGCAGACCGAAGCATTCGTGCTCATGGACTGCCCGCTCGGGGCAGCCGGCGAAGTCATCACGCTGCCAGACGACCAGGCCGCCGTGGGCGTTGCCGCCGGGATGCTCGACCTGCACCCCGACGCCATCGCAGCGGCCAAGCAAAAAGACTGATCCCCCTTCGTGAAAAGCCCTCCCGCCATGCGCCAGAGGGCTTTTTGCAAAGACGGAACACCCCATGACCACCACCCGCATCACCGACGCCACTGTTGAGCCGCTCACACTCGACCAGGCAAAGCGCCACCTGCGCGAAGACCTGGACGACGCCGGCAACGACGAAGACATCGCGGGCCTGATCACGTCCGCGCGCATGGCGGCAGAAGATCGCTTGCAGCGCGCACTGATCCAGTCCACATGGCTGACCTCCATGGATGCCTTCCCGGCCGGCTCCATCGAGTTGCAGAAGGGTCGNGCCCTGTCCGTCACCAGCNTCCAGTACNTCGATGAAGACGGCGCNCTGCAGACCTTTNCCNACTGGCAGGCCGACCTCAANAGNGAGCCGGCCCGCATCACGCCCACCTATGGNCTGTCGTGGCCGGNNACNCGGTGCGAACCCGGCGCCGTGCGTGTGACCTACAAAGCCGGCTACGGCACAGCAGCGGCAGACGTGCCGGCGCCCATCGTCAGATGGATCAAGCTGGCCATGACCGACCTGTACGAACAGCGCGCCCGCAGCGCAGAGCGGCCCGCCGTGCCCATGCAGTTTGCAGACGGCCTGCTTGACGCCTACCGCGTCTGGAGCCTGTGATGGACGCCTACACCATCGATCCCGGCCAGTTCAATCGGAAGATTTCCATTGAGCGCAAATCGGTCGCAGTCGATCCGAACTACGGCACCGAAACCATCACCTGGACGCCGTTCGCCCGCGTGTTCGCCAGCGTGATGGACGTGCTTCCAAGCAAAAGCGAGCGCAACGGCGAGCACATCACCATCGCCAACAGGCCGACACGAATCCGCATCCGCTACCTGGACGGGTTGACCAGCGATATGCGAATCATCCTGACAGACCGCGACAACCGCGAATTGAAGATCGTCGCAGGCCCGGCTGAGATCGGGCGACGCCGGTACATGGAACTGATGGCCGAAAACTACAGCACCAGCGGGAGCGCAACCTGATGACAGAAACGCACGTCAAAGGACTGGCTGAACTGCAAAAGTTCCTCGACCAGCTTCCCGCCAAGCTGGAAGCCAACGTCATGCGCTCAGCGCTGCGCGCCGGTGCCAACGTCGTCAAGGCGCAGGCCCGCCTGAACGTGCCCGTCAAAACCGGAAAGCTGCGCGACGGCCTGAAAGTCAGCACATCAAGCCGGCGCGGCGTCGTCACCGCAAAAGTCAAGGCAACCGGCAAACACGCCTACGTCGCAAACTGGATCGAATACGGCACCGCTGCCCACGCTATCACAGCCACGAAAGGCGGGTTCCTATCCTTTGGTGGAATTTTCGCCAAAAGCGTGCAGCACCCTGGCGCAGCGCCAAAGCCATTCATGCGCCCAGCGCTCGACAGCAAGGCGCAAGAGGCCACCATCGCAGTCGGGGAAGCCATCAAGAAGCGGCTGGCGAAGAAGCACGGCCTTGACGCTTCTGACGTTGAGATAGGACCGGCATGACCACGCCACACGCAATCAAGACAATTTGGGCGGGTGAAACCGTCGCGGTACTTGCCAGCGGGCCAAGTCTGACAAAAGCCGTGGCTGATTCGCTGAGAAAGTACAAGACCATTGCTGTCAACTATGCCCACAGACTCGCGCCATGGGCTGATGTGCTGCTGGCGCTGGACGGCAACTGGCCGCAAGCCTACCGGGAATTTGTCGGCACACGGATGACCGGCGTGGAAGATGAAGCGCTTGATGCGCTCTACATCGGTCCGCGCTGGGAGACCGTGCAGTTGTCGCCAACGTGCAAGGTTGAAATACACAACTCTGGGTTGACCGCCGTCCGCATCGCCGCAGACATGGGGGCAAGCCATATCGTGCTGGCCGGGTTCGACCACCCCAAGCGCGGCGGTCATTTTTATGACGACGAAGTTGATAACTACACCGGTCTGACGGAAGCCATGGCCGCGCTGATCGCTGAATTGGCGGCAAAAGGCATCGCGGTCGAGAAACACAACAAGGCAAAACGTGTCTGACGTCAAAGTCGTGCGCTACTTGCTGGCCAACAACGTGCCATTGATCGCAGTTGTGCCGGCATCGCGCATCAGCGCTGGTGCGCTGCCCCAGGGCACAACACTGCCCGCCATCAGCGTGACGCACGTATCAACCGTGCGGCGGCACATGGTCGCGCAGACGGTGGAGTTTTGCTCTTCGCGTGTTCAGGTCACGGTCATGGCCAGCACCTACCCGCTGCTGAAATCAACGCTCACGCTTGTGCGTGCCGCGCTGCCCCGCTCTCGCGGCGTGGTCAACGGCGTGCAGGTTGACAGCATCCTGACAGATACAGACGGCCCGGACTTCACCGATGAAGCCGGTCTTCACATTGGATCGATTGACTACCTCGTGAACTACACAGAGTAGCCGCCACCCATCACGAAAACAACCGCCCACCGAGGCGGTTTTTTTACGTCCGAGTTTCGCCGCAAGGCGAATAGCCCGCCCGCCAAGCAATCCGCCAGCGGGCTTTTTTTATTTTGAAAGGTGAAATCATGACCGCACGCACAGTCATCCAATCGATGTCGGGGGCAACGCTCTCCATCAGCGCATCGATCCCAGCAACCTACGACGCAGCGGGTTACGCCGCCACCGGCATAGTCTATACGGCAGTCGGTGAAATCGAGAACTTCGGCAACCACGGCGTCACCGCTGCTGTGACCGAGTTCACGCCGATTGCCACGGCGGTTGTCGCCAAGGTCAAGGGCAGCAAGAACTACGGGACCATGAGCCTGATGTTGGCTGATCTTCCAGGTGACGCCGGGCAGATATTGCTCAAGACCGCCAGCGAATCGACGGCGCACTACAGCATCAAGATCAGCTACCCGCTGGGCGGCGCTGAAGCAACGCCAGCCATCCATTACATCGATGTGCTGGTGGCCAAACTGGAAAACCAGGACGGGTCCGTCAACGACGTGCGGAAGCTCGCTGTTGATTTCGCCGTCTGCCGCGCGCCCGTTGTCGTGGCTGCAACCTGATCCCCGGCGTAAGCCAAAACCAGCACCGACCAGGCTCGCTTCGCTCTTCGCAGGGNGGGCGGGCTTGGCACGGGCACAAACCCTGCGAAAGAAACCGCCATGACAGAATTTTCCATTGAAGCATACGAAGCCGCAGACACGGCCATCCTTGAGGTGTTGAGCCAAAAAGAAGAGCCGCTTATTGGTGTTGACGGCAAGCCCGTGACCATCGAACTCTACGGCCCCGGTAGCTCGCAGTACACCAAGGCGCAAGCCAAGATTGACAGCGCCAGCCAGACGCGCGCATTTGCTGCAATCCGTGGCAAATCGCTGAAAGATGGCCCGGAAGAAACCCGCAAGCTGACCGCTGAAAAGCTCGCCGCCTGCACCAAGTCAATCAACAACTTCCCCGTTGCGGCCATCGACATCTACAACAACCCAAAGCTGGGCTATATCACCAGCCAGGTTGCCAAGTTTGTCGAGGATTGGTCGGCTTTTTTGGCACCGTCCTCGAAGGACTGACGCTCTACGTCAGGCAAAGCGCCTGGCTGAACACGGCGCTGAAAAAGCCCAAGGGCGACACATCAGAAGAGCCAGCAAAAAGCCGGATGCAAACCCGGCTCGATGCGGATGAAAGCTACCAGCCGCCGCTGCCGGAAGTTGCAGCGCCGCATCTGCTTGGCTACCTTTTTGAGATCGGTCCAATCTCGCTTGGCGGCGCGATGCCGTCGCCAATCACCAGCCAAGAGATATTGGCATGGCAGCAACTGACGCGGATTGCATTGACGCCATGGGAGGCGAGGGCAATCAAGCGGATGTCAATCGACTACCTGGATCAGATGCACGCATCCGAAGCGCCAGACTGCAAAGCGCCATGGATGCCTGCCGACTACGTTCCTGACCACTCGGCAACGGCGAAATCAATGCAAAAGGCCCTTGAAGGACTGTTAAAACTATGATCGCCGGCTCACTAGAAATCCAACTACTTGCCAACATGGCCCGCCTGCAAGCGGACATGGATCAGGCCAAGCGGTCGGTTGGCGGCGCGATGGATACCATCACCAAGTCCGTCAAGGTTGCCGCCGGCGCATTGGCAGCGCTTGGTGCTGGGTTATCGGTTAGCGTGTTCTCCGGCTGGATCAAAGGCGCCATCAACGCCGCAGACGAAACGTCCAAACTCTCGCAGCGCATCGGCGTGGCCGTCAAAGACGTGGCCGGCCTGCAACTGGCATTCCGACAGGCCGGCGTGGGCGATGCCTTCGCCACCAGCATGGCCAAGATGGCCAAGTCTGCTGCAGATGGCAGCAAGGCTTTTGACGCCATGGGCATCAGCACCAGGGCCGCTGACGGCACGCTCAAAACCACCCGCCAGCTGCTGGGCGAAGTGGCCGACAAGATGGCCACGTACCAGGACAGCGCCGCCAAATCGGCCCTCGCGCAAGAGATATTCGGCAAGAGCGGTGCGCAGCTGATCCCGCTGCTCAATGCCGGATCCAAGGGCCTGGACGAATACGACGCCATGGCCAAAAAACTTGGCCTCACGCTCGAAGAATCCACAGCCAAAGAAGCCGAAAAGTTCAACGACACGCTCGACCTGATCGGCCAGGGAACGCAGGGCGTTGCCCGCCAGATCGCCGCGCAACTGCTGCCCACACTGTCGGGCCTGGCCGGGCAGTTTTTCGAGAGCATGACATCGGGCGACAAGCTCAAAAAGACCGCTGAATTTTTGGGCAGCGCGCTCAAAACGCTTTACATCGCCGGGCTAGGCGTCATCGAGGTGTTCAAGACCGTAGGCAACGTGCTGGGGGGCGTCTCTGCCGCCGTCGTTGCCGCGCTGTCGGGCGATTTCAAGATCGCCGCCAACATCATCGATGCCATCAAGACCGATGTGGGCACAAGCTGGAAAGAAACCGCCGCGCAAATGAGCGCAGCATGGAACGCCACCGGTGATGCCGCCGTTGAATCCATGGCGGCCACCAGTTCGGCCATGAAAAAAGCCGCGCCTGTCATTGCCGACATGGAGAAGTCTGCCAAAGCCTCCGCCAAGGCCGCAGAGGATGCGCTCAAGGCCGTCACCAAGCTGGCCGAAGCGCGGCAAGAGGCCCGCATCAAGGAGGACGCAGGCATTGCCGCCTTCCTGCTCGCGCAAAAAGAAGCGGCTAACGCCAGCCTCAAATCCGTCAACGACCGTATCGCAGGGCTGAACGACGAAACCGAAGCCGTGGCCGTCGCCGCTGCGCAAAACGTCACCCTGGCCGAAGCCGTTGAGCTCGTCACCATCGCCCGCCTGCAAGAAAAACAGGCCCGCCTGTCGGATGACAGCGAAGGCTATGCCGCCATCGAGCGCGAACTCACCGCACGGCGCGCGCTGGTCCAGCTGATCGGCCAGGCCGAAGCCCGCAAAGCCGCGCAAGACGCAGCTGATGAATGGGCGAAAGCCTCTGAAAAAGCCGCCAAAGACTCGGCAAAAGAATGGCAAAAAACGGCTGACCAACTGAACCAGAGCCTCACCGACGCGCTGATGGACGCCTTCATGGCCGGCAAGGGTTTTGGCAAGACCTTTGTGGACTCCATCAAAGCCATGTTCAACAGCATGGTCCTGAGGCCCGTCATCAGCGCCATCGTCAGCCCGGTGGCGAGCGCAGTGACGGGGGCCATGGGCTTTTCCGGCACCGCCATCGCCGGCAGCACGNTGGCCGGCGCCGCCGGCAGCACGCTGGGCAGCGCGGGCGGCTCGCTGCTGGGCAGCTTTGGCACGAGCATGGCGGGCATTACGGCGACGCTGGGCGAATTTGGCACGGCGGCGCTGG